AAGCCGATTTGATAGAAAAAAACGCTGGTAATGATAAAGCATTAAAGTTAGCTGAAATGCAAGTTGATACTGAAGAAAAATTAGCACAAGCAGGTCAGAAATTTAAAGATATTATTGCTAGTTTAGTAGCTGGTCCTATTGGAACTTTATTAGATGGTTTATCAAGTGCTTTAAGTGTAGTAAATAGTATATTTAGTGTTTTATCTAAACTTAAAATTCCTCTTATGATAATAGGAGGTATATTTGGAACTATTTGGACCGCAGCTAAAGGAATACAATTAGCAGAAACTATAACTGCTGGTTTACAAGGCAAAAAATTAGGAGTAACTATAAAAGAGTATGCTTTAAAACTTCAAAGTAAACTTTTAGGTGATACTGTAAAAGCTCAACTAGCTGTAATGTATGGAATGGAAAAAGGAAAAATTAGTTTTAAAGAAATGAGTTTAAAGTTAGAAGGACAAAGTTTTATGACTAAAACACAAGCTTATGCTCTTGCTTTAAAAGAATGGGCTGTAGAAAAATATAAAGCAATATTTGGTAAAGAACAATTTGCTACAGATCAAGCGCAGTTAGTAGTTCAACAACAACAAAATGCAACTGAACAAGCTGGATTATTAGTAAGAATAAGAAAAGGTCTTGTATCAGCAAAAGATTTTGTAGTACAAAAAGGAATAGCTTTATTTCAAAAACTTCAAAATGCTTACGAAAGTATAAGTTTAACCCTTAAAAAATCAGCATTAGCTTTAACTATTAAAGATTTCTTTAAAAGTATAGGTCAGGCAGCGATGAAAGTTTATTCATCCGCCGCTGCTATTCCTTTTGTTGGTTGGATTCTTGGTGCTGCTGCAGCCGCTGCTGTAGTAGGTTTAGGTATGAAGTTAATGAGTAAAGGAGATGACGTTGTATCACCAGGTTATGGTAAAAGAACATTAATGGCACCTGAAGGTGCTATTGCATTAAATAATAAAGATACAGTAATTGCTGGAACTGATTTAGGTGGAAAAAATAAAGGAGAAGGTGCTGCCGCGGCAGGTGGTGGTGGAGGATCAATAGATATAGGTCCTTTAGTATCTGCTATTAACGAAGTTAAAGCCGCAGTAGATAGTATAGTAGGCCGTTCAATTGAAGTATATTTAGATGGTACGCAGATAGCACAAAAAATACAACAACCAATGGCTATAACTGCTCGAAGAACAGGATAATAAAATATTTATATAAAATAATAAAAACATGGCACAAATTCTTGATCAAGTAACAAACTCAACATTAAGCTTACAGGGCAAAACTCCCGATACTGCTGCAAATGCTTTGCCATCTTCTACTAATCAAACAGTAAAAGGATTGGAAAAATCACTATTAGATTTACCAGTGGCAAACCCAGAAAAGTATTTGGATAAAAAACCTCAATAACACGTGAATGCCCTTAATAGATCTAAAATCAGATTTAACAAACTTAAAGTTTGGTAATGACCGCCCTGGAGGCGGCAATAGTGGGCTTCCTTACATTAAAACGTATTTACCCCAAAACGACACAGCAGCACAACAATTAGCATTTGCTGCAGGAAAATATAGTATAGACTTTCCAATTAGAGGGGGTGCTAAAGCAGTTACTGATAAAGTAACTGATACTTTACGTATTACAAAATTTTTTGGTGATTTACAACGTGGTCCTTTTTTTATTGCAAAACAAGTAGGACTTCAACTATCAAACCCTCGAACAGAAGTAGGTAATGTTTTAGGTAATACTCCATATACACAAGTATATGTTCCAACAAATACCTTAGCTCAAGTTGGAGTTCAAGGCACAGGATTACATTTTGATAGACCAGGTATTTCTCCTAAAACTAATGACCAATTAAAATATGCTTATGTCGTTGGTCAGCAAGTAGTAACTAATAATGGTGCAACAAACCGATTAGTTGCTTTATATAAACTTAAAATCAATCCAGACGCAGGAGAGGTAGATCCATTATTAGTAAAAAAATTAGGTTTAGATAATAAAACGCAACTTAATTTATTTGAATATTCTAATGGACCTGAAACAACATATGGAATAGGAAAAACAACTATTCCTAGATTCGAAACTACTACTCCATCATCGGCCTCAATATCTCAAAATCCATTTTTGTTTGGAACACGTCCCGTTCCTACATTAGACTACAAAAGATATATTACTGCTTCTGATGCTTATATGTCTCAAAGTGGAGATATTTTTAATCTTGGATATGTTCAAGCTCAAGGTAGTTCCTCTTTAGATAATATAGGACAACAATCGGATGTTATAATAAATAATTTTTCTCAAAATCCTCGTCCAACAGATTTTCGATTAATAACAGGTTCTAAACCTGTATTTAATTTTTCAAGATATATTGCTGCCCAAAACATATTTGTTTCCGAATCTAAAATAGCAGTAGTAAGTGGAATTGAAGCTAATGGACAAAATCTTATTACACTTAACCAACAAAGAATAGTTTCTAAAAGTAATTACGAATCTACTCCATATCCTATAATATATAGTGGTTCCTACATTCGCCCAGCAAAACCAGAAATAACCAAAGAACCAGGAAGCGCTAAATCAGCTTTTACATTATATGAGTCTCTTGAATCTCCTCCATTACAAGAAAGTAGAAGTAAAGATATAGAAAAGGATGGAGGTGATCCTAATTTTTCTTCTACTTCTGGATATACTTTTACTTATAATTTAATTAAAAAAAGAGGAGATGAAGCTAAAAATAATAGAGGACAAATCCCTCAAGATTTTAGAAAAATATTAATAGATAATAACATTGGTGAAACCTCATTATATAGCTATGATTATAAAAGTCCTAGCATAAACATGCAAGGAAGAATTGGATTAGCCAATTCAGGGCTAACTACTTTTAATCGTTCTAAAATTAGTAATGTTGATGAGTCAACACAAGATAAAATAACTATGACATCACTAACTAGTTCTCTCATTCCTGGACAAGGAAGTGCTAGAGATTTAGTTAAATTTTGTATTGAAGGAGTAAATAATGATGATCCAGTAAAAACAACTAAAATTCATTTACGTGCATATGTAAACGGATTTAGTGATAATCATGGTGCTGAATGGAGTGGTTTTAGATATACAGGTAGAGGTGATCAATTTTACACTTATCAAGGTTTTACAAGAGAAGTAGCTTTAAGTTTTCAATTACCTGCGCTTTCAAGACCAGAAATGAAACGTGTTTATCAAAAAGCAAATTATTTAGCTTCATTATGTTATCCTGATTATAATTCTTCAGGTTTAATGAGAGGTAATATTGTATTATTAACTTTTGGAGATTATTTATATAGGGTACCAGGAATATTAAAATCAGTTAATATTACTATTCCTGACGAAACGGCTTGGGAAATAGCAATGACTGAACCAGAAAATGGAGAAGATGCTAATATGTATGAATTACCTCAACTTTTAAAAATAAGTTTGGCATTTACACCTATTATGAGTATATTGCCAAGAAGAGGAGCTGGTGTAGCATTAATCACTCCTGCTAATAAGAATAATAAATTCCTAAAAGAAGTAGCAGCAGTAAAATAATAAATCATGTCAGATAGATATTTATTTATACCCATTAAAAAAACAGCAGTAAGTAACGATAAGTCACCTTCATCAAGACCAGTAGGTACACAATTTTATAGTCCAACTTACTATCCTGATATAACTGTTACAGAACAAGATAATTATATTATCACTAAAAATACAGACCGTTTAGATTTAATAGCTTCTGATTTTTATGGTGATTCAACTTTATGGTGGGTATTAGCAATGGCTAATAATTTACAAGGAGATTCTTTATATCCTGGTGAAGGGATTCAAATAAGAATCCCTGCTAATATAAGTTTAGTATTAGAAGAATATAATCAAGATAATTCAACCTCGTTATAATAATGGCAGGCATTCCTAATTATACTAACGTTATAGGAAAAAGTTTTTTTGATTATGTTAAAAATCAATTAATAAAAAGAACTGATATACTAGCAAAAGGGGGAGGTAATGATCCTTTTGCTCAAAGAACTCCTCAAGAAATAGAATGGTTAACTAATAGAAATGGGTGGGTTAGAGTTACATCTAATATTTTAATTCAACCAAATAATCCTCTTGCTGCAAAGTATGGAGCTGGAGGTGGTTTAGCTGAAAAATATATTTTGCAAGGAGGTGTTATGTATGCTAGTAATAAGGCAGCAGGAGGAAATAGTATTTTAAGAAGTGGAGTTGGGGTAGATAAAGCATATGGTGTAGGATTTAAAAATGGAGATGCTTATGGAATGGGTTTAAAACCTATGCCTGGTATAACTGGTTTTTCTATTGAATGTGCTGGTCCTTTTGGTGCATTAAAAACAGCAAATATTAAAGTTAAAACATATGATCTTGAACAATTTAATATAATTGAAACTTTATATTGCCATTTAGGAATGTCTATGGTAATTGAGTTTGGACATGTTCCCTATATTAATAATGATGGAATATTTGAATCTAATCCAAGACTTTTAAATGTGTTTCAAACTAGAAGCAAAGAACAAATTTCTCAAAATATTACTGAATTAAGAAAAAAAACATCAGGTAATTATGATGCTATTTTTGGTACATTGATTAATTATGGTTGGACTACAAGCAATGATGGTAGTTATGATATTGATTTAAAAGTAATGGGTCCAGGATCAGTTCTTGAGTCTATAAGTATTAATTTTAATTCAGATAAGTTATCACCTATTACTATGAAAAAACTCCCAATATATGAGGAGTTTAAAAGACAAAATGCGGGAAGTGCAGATGCGGCACCGGCTCCACCAGCAACAACAGGTACAGAACCGGCACCTGCCCCTGCAGAAGATCCTGCAAAAGCATTATTGCCTGGAACTATTGCTTCAAGAAATAATTCAATTATTCATAGACATTTATATAAAATATATGAAGATGCTTTAACAAACCAACAAGTAATAAATAATAGTTTTGGAGTATATGATGATGCACAAGCTATTAATGCTATTAGAGCAACAACCTCTCCCCCTCTTACAGCTCAAATTTTTAATTCAAATGCTGGATATTCATTATTAAAAGAGGGATTATCTGCTGTGGGAAACAATGCTTCTGTTATTTCAGGTGTAACACCAATTAATGAATGTCCTAAAATATCACCTGAATTATTTTCATATCTTACAGTTGCTTATGTAACTAATCCCGATGGAGGTGCTTCAAATTCTCAAGCTATAACTAAAGACCAACTTCCTAGAGTTTATATTCCTTTTGGATATTTATTAGCTATTGTTCAATCAGCAGGAATGATATATAATAGTAGTAATGGTGATGAGAGTGCTGACAAAACTAAACCTTTTGTATATATAGATTTTAATAACAACACTAACTTTTGTTTTGCTTTTCCTTATGCTGTATCAGTAGATCCCAATGTTTGTTTAGTTGATATTGCTGATGGAAAACAATTAAATGATGTTTTATTTGAAGGAACTCTTACATTTGATGAAGGTTGGTTTGGAAGAGATTATATAGTAGAACAAGACGAGGGAAAAACAACAGGGAAAAATGCTGATCAAAAAGCAAGAGAAGGTAAATTAATAGATGCATCACATAAATATGACCCTGCAAAAGATTTTGTAAGTACAACAATTCGAAATGCAAAGTTAGGATTTTATGATTCATCTAGTCCTAAAGAAAATAAAGGAAAGATTATGAACATTTTAATCAATATAGAATATATTGTAAATAAAATGGATGCTTTAGCTGGTAATAATGAAAAAAAAGAAGTTAGATTAGATAGATTTTTAAATGATATTCTTAATGATGTTAATAAGTCTTTAGGTGGTGTTAATGAACTTAGATTAGCTTTTTTAGATGAATCTTACTGTATACAAGTAACTGATGAACAAAGATTAGAGAATCCTGAGCCATCAACTATTGATGTTATTGGTTTAAATTCAATTGTACAAAATTATAGTTTTTCATCTAAAATATCTTCTCAATTAGCAAATATGTTAATTATCGGGGCTCAGGCAGGAAAAACAAGTACAAAAGCAGCAACAACAGATGCTAGTTCTGTTGGAAAGTGGAATGAGTATGTTAAAGATAGAATTATGCCTGCTAAAGTAGATTCTGCTGAAGGAGAGAGTAGTGGGGCTATAGAAGAAACCCCTGCCCCAACAACAGAAAGTGAAGATGTTGATTTAGAATCCGCAACAGAAAATTCTCCTGATGATCAATTATCTCGTCTTATACAAGGAACTTATAATAAAATGAAATATAGTGAAGACGATATTGAAGGAGCAAGAACTACATTAAAAGATAAATTATTAAAAATTAAAGCAAGTTCAGAAGATACTGAAGCCTCTCCAATGATTCCTTTAGAGATGAGCATACAAATGGATGGCATATCAGGAATATTAGTGAATCAAATATTTACCATTCCTCCTGTTCGTTTACCATTATCATATCAAGGATCAGACCCAACAAAAACAAAATTAGGGTTTGTAGTCAGAAAAGTTGAAAATAGTATAACAAGTAATAAATGGTTAACAACTATTACAGGACAAAGCTTATTTTTAGACAAAGAAGTTTATGCTGGTGTTAAATTAAGAAGTACAAACTATAAAGCATCTTCTTCTCCTGCTCCTAGCTCAGCACAAGTAGTTAATCCTCCATCAACAACTGATCCTACTGTTCAAAAAAATGAACAAGAAAAATTGGAAAGTATAACAGTAAAAAATAGTGGTAAAAATACTACAGCTAATACTTATACTTATTTACCTAAAACCACTACTAAAGAAGTTGATGTATTTATATTTTATCCCGGTATTGATATTGGAGGAATAGTTGGAAGAGATTATATGCCTAAAAAAGTTACAGCTGCCGCACCTGATTGGTTTGATAAATATGTTTTGGTATTTCCAACAACATGGACTACCCCATATTCAAATGTTAAAAAAGAATATGAAGCTTTACTTACTAAAGCGGGTTTAACAGCAAAAACAATCAATATAGGTATTTATTCAGGAAGTGGAAATAATAGTGCTAGTGTATTATCAGTAGTTAAAGCATCAGGAAGAGAACTTAAAAACTTTATAATAATGGACCCTGTACCGTCAGCTAATTTAATATCAGCAGTAAAAGCAGTTATTAATAGAGGCGGAACATTCCAGTATTTATATTATAATCCTAATGCGTGGGGTGGAGCAAGTTATTATGGAGGGGTTGATAGCAAAGGACAATTATTTGGAAATATTAAAGCTTTAGTAGATGCGGGGGCTGGTAAAGTAGGAATGACAAAAGTATCTACATCGCACTATGATATACCTACTGTTATGTTAAAAGCTTATAAATCACGAATAGAAAAAAGTTTAGGATAATGGCTAAGTATTTTCCAAAAAATAGAGTAATAGATAATAAGTACACTAATGGTGATAAGTTTATTAATCCAATAACTAAAAAACCATATGTAGGATATTATTATGAAACCTTTATTGGAGAATTTAAAACAGGAAAAAACCCAATGGTAGGTCCATCTGCTCCTTTAATACCTATAACAACAGATACTTCTAATCCTCAAATTCCAAATAATCAAAATAATGATATCTATTCTGTACTATCTAAAGGAAGGGCAGGGGTAGCCAATTCAGTTATAGGTACACTAAAAGAACCTTTACCTTATTTTCCTAAACCTACTCCTCAAGATTATAATAGGGGATATTTTACACGCTATGTAGCTAAAAAAAGAAATTCATCTAACTCTATATTTTTAGAAATAAACCAGCCTACATACAACGATTTATTATATAAAGAGGGAGTATATAATTATCCAATGTGGGCTGTAACTTCTATATTCTGGCAAATTACAGGCCCATTACGTGATAATAGAGAAAATAAAGATTATCCTAAAGCAGGAATAATTGATACTAATAAAAGAATTTTAGCAACAAAAGCAAAAACTTTCCCTAGTATTGAAAAATTTTTTTCTAATTTAACACAATTTGCTGTGTTAGAGTCTTTAGAAGTAATTTCTGGACAATATACATCTGGTAGAGAATTAGAGTATAAAAGTAATGGAAAAGAGTATATTGGTTATTATCATGTAAGGGGAAATAATGATGTGTTTGATGGAGCTACTACAGCACAATCAAAAAACATGCTTTTAAAACCAATAAACACAACAGTAGCAGGTTCTATTTCATTATTACTAGATAAAACACTAAAAGAAATTCGAGCTCAAAACATAGCAAACATACAATTATTAAATTCTAGAGGAGCAAATAATGTCTCAATTAGTACAGGAAATACTTCAATTAACACAGGAAATACTTCAAATAATATTTCGTATTAATTTTGGAAATATAAAAATATAGTATTATATTTACAAAAACAAAGGTTATGTTTTATATTATTGAGACTGAGGATCAACTTAGTCGACTATATACTGATTGTCAAAATTGTTTTATTAACGTGATTCCGCTTAATGATAATTTTCATCCTAAGCTAAGTGAAACATGTTTAATATACTATAAATGTCCTACATCAAAAGGTTATTTATTTACTATTAACCACAGTGAGGCGTTTAAATTACCATTACAATCAGTATTAAACTATCTTATTAAAAAACACGAACGCATATATACATTAGATAAAAAGGCAACTAAATATCTAATTGGTGATGAATTACCTATTATTGATATAAATTTTATGCTGCCTGAGGCACTTAAAGAAGAGGTATTTAATACTACATTACATGATTATTTTTATAACAAATTTTTTCATTTAAAAAATATTAATAGTATTATTCCTATTTCTAAGCATTATGAAAAACAGGAAAATGTATTTAATAACATATCTTGGTGTTTAGGATTAATGCCTAATGATTACTTAAATAATGATTATACTGATGTGTTTTATAATATAGAAAAACAAGGTATTGGATTTGATGATAAATTACTTAAAAAACATTTTGAATTTGGTTGGGCAAACTATTCAGTATTAACTAATCGTATATACGGGTATTTTAATTTATATAACCACACTACCCGCCCAACTAATGCGTTTAATAATATCAATTTCAGCGCTTTAAATAAAGATAACGGCGCACGCGAAACGTTTACACCAACAAATGACTATTTAGTTGAATTCGATTATAGCGCTTATCATCCACGTATAATCGCAAAAATCATTGGATATGAATGGAAAACTAATCCATATGATGAAATACCTAAAGAGGTAATGTTTCAAAACTTATACGGTGGAATTAGGAAAGAACATATTCACGAACCATTTTTTGCTAAATTAAACGAATACTTAGATGTTAAATGGAATGAATTTACAAGTGATGGCGCCTTAGATTTAGTAATGACTAAACTTCCTGCTTCGCAAATTGAGAATCCTACCAAAAATAAATTACTCAGTTATATCATTCAGTCATACGAAACATATTACAATGTTAAAACACTAAAACTAGTATTTGATTATTTAAAGGATAAACAAACTAAAATAGTATTATATACTTACGATTCATTTCTATTAGATGTGTCTCGTAAAGATGGAAAGAAATTATTAACGGATATTAAAAACATACTTGAAAATCTTGGATTCCCCACTAAGATGAAAACAGGTGATAATTATGGGGTTTTAAACTAATTGCAAT